AATCAGCTTCAAACAACAGCGGTCCCGAGTATGACACCCGGGACCGCTGTTTTGTGAGGATGGGGGATGTGCGAAAAAGCTCTACCGCCAAAAGAAATGGACATGACGAAAAGTCATGTCCATTTCTTTTGGTGGACGATAGCTCCCCAAATCCGAACCCTTCCCCGGAAGGAGAGTCAGCGTTGTTACTGCCCCGGAAAGTCTTGGTTTTGCAGGAAGTGAGGTTGTATGCGGTGGTGATTTTATATCCGTCAGGTTCGTCCCATACTGTCACGGAGTTCACCAGAAGGTCGATGATGCGCCTCCTGCAATCCTCGTCCTCTATATTGCCTCCTTGGAACTTCGTCAGCCAGAATACCACCTGATCTCTGTCAATTCGGTAGATGTATTTTTCTTCTTCCCGAAGCTGAGAGGTCAGGTCTTTCTTTTCTTTCTCCAACTCGGTCAGGCGGTTCAGGAGAGCGTCAGACGCAATTCCTTTTTCAACGGCCTTAGTGATGTTGTTGATACCTTGCTCGATCTCGGTGAGTCTGGTAGATAGTTCAGGAATACGGGTATTTTCCTTTAAGTCCCTGTCCGCCTGCGACATAGCCATGTCGGCAAGTTCCTCAATCACATCGTTGGTAAGCAGCGCCATAGTGTCCTGTGCGACAATGCGTTCAATGAAATCTTTCTTCAATGGCTTCTTATTACAGCCCTTTCGCCGTTTCCGTGAATAGCAGGCGTAGTAGTTGTGGATAGCCCCTGTCTTACTCGTGCCACTTTCCCCATTCATAGCGGCCCCACAATGCCCGCAGAACAGCTTTCCAGACAGGAGGTAATCTACCTTAGCCTTACCCCTTGCAGGTGCGTCAGCTGTCAGGGAAAGCCGTCGTTGTACTGTTTCAAAGAGGTCTTTGTCGATGATGGCGGGAATAGTATTTTCCTTCTCTATATCCTTGTAGATGTATGTTCCAATATACCGCACATTCTTGAACATGGATTTGAAACTGCTTCGGTTGAACTCTGAGTTCTTGGCGGTACGGTAGCCCTTGTTATTGAAGATACGGCAAATCTCAGCTATACTCTCGCCGTTGGCATAGAGTTGAAATGCTTCTTGAACAATATGAGCAGTTGCAGGGTTTATGACGAGTTTATGATCTTCGATTTTGTACCCCAAGGGGACATGACCACCAACGGAATGACCCTTCATAGCTGACTCTCTCAGACCACGGGTAATCTTTTGGCTGAGGTCTGCGGAATAGTATTCGGCAATACCTTCAAGTACAGACTCCAAGATGATACCTTCGGGGTTCTCGGAAATCGTTTCGGTTGCGGACTTGACCCGAACTCCATTCTTCCGCAACCGCATTTTGAACACGGCGCTGTCTTCTCTATTTCTGGCAAAGCGGTCGAGCTTCCACACGACTACAAAGTTCCAGAGATGGTGTATGCTGTCGGAAATCATCTCTTGGAAATGGACTCGCTTCTCTACATCTTTCCGAGCGGTCGTAGCACGGTCAACATAGATGGCGACAATGCGGAAGCTCTTGCGCTTACAGTACGCAATACAGTCTCGAAGCTGGCCCTCAATAGACTGTTCCTTCTGCCGTTCCGAACTGAACCGAAGGTACAAAGCGACATCAACCTCACCTTTGGTCAGGGTGGTAGGGTCATCACGAAACTGCTGCTGTTCTTCCGGGGTCAGCATAGAGAGGTCGATCTTAAACTTCTGACGCATATCAGAACCTCCGCTTCATTTCCCGGACACGACCGATAAAGTGCAAGCGTTTCTGGTCGGCACCTACGAACTCCATATCAGGATAGTAAGGGTTGAAGGAGTGAAGCGAGGTAGAGTTTTCACCGAACTCGACCTGTTTCAAAAATCCTTCCACACCGTCTACCACGACCACGGCAATACAGCCGCTCTCGATTTCTGCGTCCCGCTGAACGAGCACTCGATCTCCGTTGTCGATTTTCGGAGCCATGCTGTTACCTGATACTTCAAGCCAAAAGCAGTTGTCATTGTCATATTCGTTCTCAACTACCTCCCAACCAATAATCATTTCTTCTGCAATCACACCTGTTCCTGCCGAAGCTAAACCGATGACTGGACGCAGACACCGTTTCTCATACGGAATGTAGGTGCCAACCGTTTCCGTATTAGGAATGGGGTTATTAGTTTTTCCCATGAGATAGTCAATCGATACCCCGAAATATTTTGCAAGAAGCTGTTGGGTGGAGCGAATAGGTATAATACCCTTCTTCCAGTCCCCAAAGGAGTTCTTGCCGAGATCGAGTTCTTCTTGAATTTGTTTTTGGGTTACGCCTTTTTCTCTACGAAGTTCGGTAAGCCGCTCATAGAAAGTCATCGTGTTTTCCTCCGTTCCCGCCAACGGGAATTTTTTTCAGAAAATCACTCTTGCCCTATTGACAAATCCCGTCCACGGGATTATACTCAACTTACAACAACGAAAGTTAATAAAGGCAACAGTAATCCGAGGGGTCAACTTCCTTCTCGCAAAAGGAAATCGGCTCCTTCATAATCGGGGTATCGCCAATGCTATTGTCGTTCGCAAAACTGATTGTAGCATAGGCAACCTCCGATTGCAAGGATTATTTACAACTTTTGTTGTAATCCGAATGAAAGGAGGTCGCACGATGGCAGAGATTTCCCGTCCGCTGTCCGTGGGAGATCGTTCTTCTATCGCAGAGCAGATCAAGGATAAGGTTTCCCGGTTCACTCTCACCTATACATGGCTTATCCATCGCCTGTCGGACGAGGGACTGCTTACGGACAAGTTTGAAATGTCGGCAACGCTGTCTGGCACTCGTATTGGGCCGAAAGCAGATGAAATCCTATGCCGCTCCCTCGATATTCTGAACGAGTACGAGGAAAAGATCGGGTCATGAGTGTTTTCGTTCCTGAAAAACAGGCTCAGGCCAGAGCCGCAAGTCTGCTGATCGCACAGCGGGTTCGAGATTATTTCAAAGATGCAGCTCACCGAGCCGATTTTGAAATCTGGTACGAACAGCGGTACGGCAAGAAGTACACATGGAAGAAGGTCACTTCATGAAAAAGGTTTTTGGAACCCTCGCATTTCTCTCATTTTTCTACATTCTTGGCGTTGTCGGTGCTGTGGAACAGGACACGATGGCTCTCGGTGCAGGCATGATTCGCATTGGTATCGGCCTTGGCTGCTTCTGGCTGTTCTGTGAGCTGTCCGGTGCGTTTTATCCCGCCCCGCCGAGAAAAAGAAAGAGCCGCTGACGGAACTGGTACTTCCATCAACGGCAAGCGTAAAAGCTCAATCTGATTATATCAGAACCTATTGTTTTGTAAAGGAGAACTTTATGAATAGCACGATTGCAAAACTCGCTGACGAGTTCGAGAAGATGGAGAAAACCATCGCTTCTCAGAAGAAGATGATCGAAACCCTTATGCCTACGGGCTATGTTGATACCGATACCGTCAAACTTCACCTTAATTCTGTGTATGGTGTCATGTTCGGCGGTCGCCCCTCTCCGAAGCGCTGCAAGCTGGAAGACTGTTCTTGGGACGAGATCAATATGTATTCTTCCTTCGGCCTTGCCGACAAGATGTTCGAGGTCGGTGATACCAAGAAGTTCCGTCTGGCTGACGGCTCCTACCTGACTGCCCGTATCATCGGGTTCAACCATGACTACGCAAGGGACGGCAGTCTGGTTCATATCACTTTTGAGACTGTGGAAACCCTTGACGGTGACATTCCTATGAATGAGAAGTCTACCAACGAGGGCGGCTGGGACGCTTCCTATCTCCGTGCCAAGCTCAACGGCAACTTCTTCGAGAAGCAGCTTCCCGCTGATTTGAAAGCGGTCATCAAGCCCGTGGTGAAGATGACCGCCAAGAGCAGCAAGAACGAAGTGCGGGTTCCTTCCGTTGACAAGCTGTTCGTTCTTTCTGAGCAGGAGGTCTTCGGCCGCAAGATTTATTCCTGTGGTTATGAGGGTAAGTGGTACGAGTGGTACAAGCGAGAGAACACGCCCTATGGCAAGTGCAAGCAGAATGGTGAGAGGGATTGGAGATGGGAGCGTTCTCCTTATTCCGGCAGCACCTCCACCTTCTGTTGTGTGGACTACAACGGCAACGCCGACTATAACGGCGCCAGCTACTCCATTGGCGTGTCCTTCGGCTTCTGCATTTGATCGGGTATCTCGTAAATCCCGCCCCGTCAGGGGCGGTGAAAGGAGTGAAAACATGAATGTCAATCGCAAGGTTGGCACTGGCTTTGAAAGAGACTTATGCCTGAGTCTGTCGGGTTGTGGCTTTTGGGCGCACAATCTCGCTCAGAACAGTCAAGGTCAGCCGTTCGATGTGATTGCGGCTCGAAACGGTGTCAGCTATCCCATTGACTGTAAGGATTGTTCCAAGAACATTTTCAAGATGGAGCGTATCGAAGAAAACCAGTTTTCCGCTATGACGCTCTGGAAGGAAACCGGGAATGGAGAGGGCTGGTTTGCAATTAGGTTGATAACCGGTGAAGTTCGATTTATCTCCTTCTCTACGCTTTTGGAATTGTCCGGTTTGCGAACTGTGTTGTCTGCCAACGATATTAGGCGATTCGGCATCACACTCGGAGAGTGGGTGTCCCGATGCAAGTGAGAATCTACTCGTTATACCGTCATACCTTCCCAAACGGAAAAATGTATATCGGTATCACAAAGAAAACTCCCGTTGGTCGTAGATGGCAGAACGGGAAAGGTTACTGCCACCAGCCAAAGATGGCTCATGCTATTACAAAGTACGGTTGGGCTAATGTTCGGCACGATGTTCTTCTGGTCGGTCTAACTGAGCAGGAAGCAAAGTTTTGGGAACAGTTTTATATCAAGCAATTCGACACCGTAGAAAACGGATATAACATCACTTTCGGCGGTGACGGTTTGACTGGTGTGAAACGGTCAGAAGCAACGAAGCGAAAGATCGGAGAAGCCAATCGGCAGAAGAATTATCCCGGCAATCCCGAAGTTCTCAAGGAGTATGTTTCTCAGCATGGAGCTTGGAATAAAGGTAAACCCTTATCGGGTGAACATTTGAGAAAAATCACCGAAGAACGGCAGCGGCGTTGTAATAAGTCCATTTTGGCTTGTGACCCGCATACACACGAGGTTGTATTGACCTTTGTGAGCTGTACGGCAGCGGCAATGTTCTTCGGCGTATCTAAAGAGACTGTTTCTCGATGCGCCCATGGTGGTAGAAAGACCGCTGCTGGTTATGAGTGGAGGTACGCAAATGCGAGTGTATAACCAACTGCGTGTCTCCAAATACGAGTATGAATACCCGCTTGTCGAAAAGTGGTGTAAGGAAAACCTCGTTCTCCCAAACCCTGACTACGCCAAGAAAGCTCGTATGGGGTTTTGGCTCGGTAATACACCGAAAACCCTCAGCTTGTATGAGATTAACGGTGACGATCTGGTTCTTCCGTATGGTTGCTTTAATGAAATCCTACGGCTCTGCCCTCTGATGGCAGAAGTTAGAATGGACTTTGTTGAGCATGAACGAATTGACTATGGCTGTACGCTTCCGCTGTATGACTACCAACAAAAAGCCTTGGACGCTTTGGTGGAGTGTGGTAAGGGTATTCTACAAAGCCCTGCCGGTTCGGGGAAAACTCAAATCGGTATTGCAACGGCGGTAGCCCTCGGAGCAAGAACCCTTTGGTTGTGCCACACACTCGATCTTGTAAAGCAGAGCAAAAGCCGAGCGGAGCAGTACATGAGTCCCTCGCTGACTGGCACGATCACCGAAGGTAGGGTTCAAATCGGTAAAGCAATCACTTTCGCAACGGTACAGACCATGTGCAACCTCGATCTGAGCCAGTACCGTGATGTTTGGGATTGTATCATTGTGGACGAGTGCCACCGTGTAGCCGGAACCCCGACCGCTATGACGCAGTTCTCAAAGGTGCTGAACGCTCTGGCAGCTCGACACAAGTACGGCCTGTCCGCTACGGTTCACAGGGCAGACGGTATGATTGCCGCCACCTACGCTCTGCTGGGTGGGATTGCCTATCAAGTGCCGGAGGAAGCGGTGAAAGACAAGATCATGACCGTCAGCGTTCTGCCCCGTGCCACACATCAAGGACTCAGCCGTGAGTTTTTGGACACGGACGGTACGATCATCTATGCCAAGTTGGTCAATTTCCTCGCTGACCGTTATCCCCGAAATAACTTGATTGTCGCTGACCTCGTAGCAAACCGAGATCACTACAATCTCATTCTCTCTGATCGGCTGACGCATTTGGAAACCCTGATGAACAGGCTTCCGCCCGACCTGAGAAAACAGGCGGTCATGATTGATGGAAAGATGACCTCGAAGAAAGCCAAGACTCTCCGAGAACAGGCCATTGAGGAAATGCGGCAGGGGCGCAAGCGGTATCTGTTCGCCACCTATTCTCTGGCGAAAGAGGGCTTGGACATTCCCCGGCTCGACCGGCTGTACCTGACTACGCCGCAAAAGGACTACGCTGTGATAACTCAGAGCATTGGTCGTATCGCTCGTACTTTCGAGGGAAAGGGTAAGCCTATTGCCTACGATTATGTGGACGATGGTATCCAGTACCTCGTGAGAAGTTACAAAAAGCGGTGTACCACCTACCGCAAGTGTGGTTGTAAATTCATCGAATAGGTGGTGATACCTTGATTGATAACCTATTCATTTTTGACTGCGAGGTGTTTGCCTACGATTGGCTGTTTTCCTTCAAGAACAAGGTGACGAAGGAACGCACGAAAATCTGGAATGACAACGAAGCAGTCAAGCAGTTCATGAAGCAAGAACCCCTTCTGGCGGGGTTCAACAACAAGCACTATGATCAGTTCATTTTGAAAGCAGTCCTGTGTGACTTCACCCCGGAACAGATCAAGGCCGTCAACGATTTTATCATCTTAGAGGGTCATGAGGGGTGGGAATACGCACCGCTTCGTGACTGCGGTATTTTCTTCGACCAATACGACCTCATGGACGATTGCCAAATGGGTTTGTCCCTGAAAGCGATTGAAGCTCACCTCGGCATGGACATTCGAGAGACTACGGTTTCCTTCGATATTGACCGTCCATTGACCGAGCAGGAGAAGGACGAGGTTGAGTTTTACTGCGACCACGATGTTGACGCTACCGACACACTTGACGATCTGCGGCAAGGCTATCTGTCCAGCAAATTGACCTTGGGTAAGGAAAAGGGTATCTACCCGGCGAAAGCCCTTTACATGACCAATGCCAAACTGACTGCTGCCTACCTTGACGCAGAACAACGACCCCACGATGACGAGCGTGAGTATCGCTACCCGGACAAGCTGCTTCGGCAGTATATTCCGCAGGAAGTGTTCGATTTTTTTGAACGGTTGAAAGACCGATCTATCCCGGACGAGGTAGTGTTCAAGGAAAAGCTCGAAATCATGGTTGGTGATTGTCCATGTACGGTTGCCTATGGCGGTATTCACGGAGCTATCCCCTGTTACCGTGAGGAAGCCACGGAAACCCGTTCTATTCGCAACAAAGATGTTGCAAGCTACTACCCACACCAGATGACCTTGAACGGTTATTGTAGCCGAAATATTCCCTCCCCCGATGTGTATGCCGCCACCATTGAGCGGCGTGTTAAAGCAAAAAGGGCTGGTGATAAGGCTACGGCAAACGCCTTGAAGCTGGTACTGAACACCACCTACGGCGCTATGTTGAACCGCTACAATGACCTGTATGACCCGCTCATGGGACGCTCGGTTTGTATCTCAGGCCAGTTGCAGTTGCTCGAAATGGCGGAACATCTTGTTCAGGACTGCCCCACCTTGAAGATCATTCAGCTCAACACCGATGGTATCATGGTCAGCCTTGATGACTGCGATGTGCCTATGTATCAGGAAATCACGCAGGAGTGGCAGGACAGAACCGGCTTTGAGTTGGAGGAAGACCTTATCAAGATGATCTGTCAGAAAGATGTGAACAATTATGTCGAGGTTCCTTTCGAGGGCGACCCCAAAATCAAGGGCGGCGTTCTCGTTCGTGGAATTGCCCCGGCAGGAGCGTTCAACATCAACAACAATGCCTGCGTGGTTGCCAAGGCCGTCAAGGATTATCTGGCCTACGGCGTCCCGGTCGAAGATACCATCATGAGCTGTGACCGTCTGCTGGACTTCCAGTTGGTCGCTAAAGCCGGGAGTAAATACGGTGACGCTCTCCATGAGGTAGACGGTCAGATGGAGGTCGTACAGAAGGTCAACCGAGTCTACGCTACGGAAGATCATCGGTGCGGAACCCTCTACAAAATCCACCTCGGTACTGGCAATCCCGTCAAGATTGCTGGACTCCCCGCAAAATGTGTCGTAGACAACGACAATCATCTGACGATTGATGTGGTTGATCGTGACTGGTATATCCGGCTGGCACGGCGTTATGTTCGAGATTTTCTCGGAGAGAAGCCGCCCAAGCGAAATACCCGCAGAGTCAATTCCATCAAGAAAAAATTATTAGAAATGTTGGAGGTATAAATATGGCTACTACCAAGAAAGCCGCTGAGACTGCGATGGTGAATTATTCCACCATGAATGTGTTCCAGAAGTTACAGCTTGCCCGTGTGCGCTTCCTCGAAGCTGGCGTGGACAAGAGTGGCAAGCACATGAAGCTCGAATATAAGTATTTCGAGCTGGCGGACATTGTTCCCAAGGCCGAGCAGATTTTCCTTGAAATCGGTCTGATGATGGTTCCGTCCATGTACGGCGACAAGGCGACCGCTCGTGTCTACAATGTCAATGACCGTGAAGACTTCATTGACTTCGTTGCACCGTACACCCCCATCGCCCCCATCGTGTCCAACGCTGGCAATCAGGTCACAAACGAAATGCAGGCGACCGGCAGCTCCATCACCTACATTCGCCGCTATCTGTGGCAGCTCGTTCTTGACATTGTGGAGCATGACAGTATCGACAGCGGTGAATATGACACAACTCCCGCACCCGCTCCCACCGTCACCAAAAAGCCCCCTGTGACCACTGAACAGCGTCAGGAGATCAAGAAGGAACTGACCGGCGCTCCTGCTGGTGCGGCTACCGAGGAACAGGTCAGTACGCTGAAAAGTCTGCTGAAAAAGCTCATGGATATTGACGCAGAGCAGGAACAGTTTGTGCAGACCATCGCCATGAAGACGGAAGGTTTCTCCAAGATCGAAGCCGACAAGTGTGACGCTCTGATCGAGGGCGTGAACAATATGCTGGCTGGCTACGAAATGAAAACGGCGAAGGAGGGCTAAGGCATGATTGAAATTGATTGTCGCAAGTGCGTCAATGCAGACTTGGAAGCGGATTGCTGTAAGCTCTACGGTAACAACCCTGATACTGCCGTTCGGGAATGTGCCGCTGACGAATTTGTGAATTATAAGGAGGTAAACAAAAATGGAATGGCTTGACGGCAACAAAATCCAGATTATCCCTCCCAAGCGTCCAAAGAAGCTGACTGGTACTCGCTTCGCCACTATCCTCGGTTTGAACCCGTGGTCTACACCGTTCGAGATTTGGTGTGAAGTGACCCGCACCTATCAGAAGCCGTTCGAGGACACGATCTACACCATCGCCGGTAAGACTATTGAGCCTAAGCAGGCTGAGTACATGAAGCAGACCTACTTCATGAGCAATCTGGTCACACCGACCGACATTTGGGGCAAAGACTACTTCCGTCAGACCTACGGCGACTTCTTCAAGGAAAGCCCCGTTCTCGGCGGTATGTGGGACTACTTGCTCTATGGCAAAGATGGTAAGCCCACCACCGTCCTCGAAATGAAGACTTCCAAGCGTGTCGAGGACTGGAAGGACGATATTCCTGAGTATTACGCTTTGCAGGCGGCGTTGTATGCTTACCTTCTCGGCGTGGACGAAGTTATCATGATCGCTTCCTTCCTCGAACCCAAGGATTACGACAATCCTGAGAAGTTTGTGTGTAGCGGTGAGAATACCATCACTCGTCCCTTCAAGGTGTCTGAGCGGTATCCTGACTTCGAGAAGAAGTATGTGAAGCCTGCCCTGAAATGGTGGAAGGACTATGTGGAGAGCGGCATTTCTCCCGCCTTTGACGAGCGCAAGGACGCTGAAATCCTGAAAGCTCTCCGTACCAACAACCTGTCCCCCGAAACGGATATGGCGGCACTGGTCAAGGAAGCCGAAGACCTGAAAGCCAAGCTGGACGCTCACGCCGCTGAGGTGGCTGAGGACGAGAAGCGGTACAAGGTCTTGACCGACATGATTAAGAAAGCCGCAATCGCTCAGTTCCGTGACGGTGACAAGAAGGTGTCTATCGCTGGTTCTGCCTATAATTGGGAGGTCAGCCGTACTTCCACCTCGAAGATCGACAAGGACGCTATGAAAGCGGACGGTATTCTGGCGAAGTACACGACCACCGAGGATAGCTACCGCATTTCCCCGAAAGCCTTGAAAGAAGGTGCGTGAAGTGGCGCAGAGTATGCAGAGATTGAGCAAAGATGATTTGCTCAAACTTCTCGACCAGTATGCCGATGACGATTTTGTTGGGGTTTTGTTCACAGCAGCTCGTGATATTCACTCCGACCAGTCCACCATCTTCGTATTCTATGACAAAGTAACGGAGGTTTAATTATGAAATTTTCAAAGTTCGTGAAGTCCCTCGCCCCTGATGGCGGCGCTATCTACGAGTACATGGACGAACGCTGGCTTGCTTCCCCGTCCGTACTTATGCTTATTCCCGATGGTATCCGCAGCGTGACCGGGTACAGCAACGAGAAAATACCTGACGGCATTGGTCGCCTGATTTCTCAGGTCGGTTGCACCGAGTACGCCACGTTGGTCAAGGCAATTATGCCTGAGCCGGACGGCGCAATCAAGGATTGTGTCCGTATCTTCGCCACGCAGGACAGCACCATGACCCTTCCCATCACCAATGATGACTGGTCGCTGATCGAGAAGTCTGACTTCTGCGAAATCTTGTACGCTTACGATCTGGAAAGCGACAAGAGCGTACCGAAAGCCCTGCTGGTCAAGCAGTACGCCAAGTACCCCGATGACGAAGACCAGTTGGTCGGTATCATCTTTCCCTGCGAGTACACAGAACAGCTCAATTTCCACACCATAAAAGAAGTATGAGCGTTTGTGGTGGTTGCCCCATCTATTACAATGAATATTTCGGTGTTTATTGTGGAGGTGGGTGCTTAGGTCAAAGCGCTTGTGCCGAAAACCTAATAACTCTCGTTGCTAATATAGCAGACACTATTACAAGATCAAGAAAGGACGATAAAACAATGGCTAAAATCGGACTCACCGAGGGTTTCACCCTCATTCCCGAAGGTACTCATATCTTTCAGATTACCGATGTGAAGTACAAGGAAGACTTCGGCAAGCTGGAAATCTATATGCAGACGCAGACCGGCAGTAAGCACATCGAGCGCTTCTCTCTGCTGAAATCCGATGGCTCTCCCAACGAGGGTGCATACAACGCTTTCAGCTACTTCGCCAAGACTGCCCTCGGCAATTTCGACCTGACCGAGATCGACCACACTGACCTGATTGGTCACTTCATCGAGTGCGATGTAGAACATGATGTTCAGGAGAACAAGAAGAAGCCCGGACAGAGCATTACCTTCGTCCGTCTGGCCGATAAGCGCCCCTCTGAGGGCTGGGACGGCGCTGGCAATACGGTTACTACCCCCGCTGCTAAAACCGCTCCTGCGGCTTCTCAGGCCGCTCCTAAGACCCCGATGGATTTGGCGGCTCTCCTTGGCTGATACCGAGTGCGAGGGAGGGCTAATTTGAAAGGCTCTCCCTCGCCAATGGTATGTTGAAAACTATGTTGAAAGTGAGGATAAGCTACAATGGCAGAAGCCTATATTTGTTCGCTCTCCAAGGTTCAGCGCCACGCTGAAATCTGCAAGGAGATCAACGATCTCTATGAGCGCAAGAACCATGACTACGGTGATAGCTTCCACCAGACTTTCGTTGAAGAAGGAATGGCGATGGCTCGTATCCGGTTGGGAGACAAGTTCAGCCGCTTCAAGACCCTCTCCCGTAGCGGTGAGCAGAAGGTCAATGACGAGTCTATCCGTGACACCCTGATTGACCTCGCCAACTACGCCATTATGACCGTGCTGGAAATGGAGGTGGCGGAAGATGTTGCAGATTAAAACCATCTGGAACCGTCTGGAAAATGCCACCCTCTTTGACGATGAAGTAAATGCGGCTCTGCGTGATGGGTGGACTCTGAAAAATAGAACCGTTCTGCGACCTATCGGCCAGTCTGAGTCCACTTACACTTATATGCTATTGTACGCAGAGTTGGAGAAGGAGGTCGCTGACGATGACGCTGAATGATTATCAGAAAGCTGCCGAGCGCACCTCCGGCGACCTGACTTCGTGGGATAAGGTTCGCAACGGCTGTTACGGTCTGAACGGCGAAGCCGGAGAGTGTATTGACATTCTGAAAAAAACCGAGTTTCAGGGTCATGACTTCGACCCGATGAAGATGGTTGACGAGCTGGGCGATGTTCTCTGGTATGTCGCACAGTTGGCAACCGGCTTGGGTGTGACCCTCGAATATGTGGCACAGCACAATGTCGATAAGCTGCTGGCTCGTTACCCTGACGGGTTCGACAGTGAAAAGAGTATCCATAGAAAGGAGTATGAAAATGCCTGACTGCTTCTCCAAGTCCGAAGTGACCGATTTTCTGAACTTCATGAAGTTGTCTGACGGAACCTCTGTTGTTTCTGATGACATGATGGAGTACCTGATGGCTTACGGCTTCTTCACCGCCCCCGCTTCTACCAAGTACCACGGCAATTACGAGGGCGGTCTTCTGAACCACTCCCGCATGGTCACGGAGTACCTTCTGGCGCTCACTCAGGCCAATCATCTGATCTGGCGCAAGGCTCGTTCTCCCTTCATCGTGGGTATGTTCCATGACCTGTGTAAGATCGACCAGTACCGCCACCCGGTAACAGGCCACATTGAAGAATTTAATGGTGGAAGCACACCAATCTATGACGAACAGGCATGGGAGTACAACCCCGACACCCTTCTGAAAGGCCACGGCGATAAGTCCGTTATGCTTCTCTCTCAGTTTTACACACTGACTGATGAAGAAATCATGTGTATCCGCTATCACATGGGTGCTTTCACCGACAAGTCCGAGTGGAACGATTACACCAGAGCCGTCTGCCAGTATCCGAATGTGCTGTGGACGCACCAAGCCGATATGCTGGCAAGCCATGTTGCGGGGGTGTGAAATATGTATATTCCAACGGTTTCTTTTGATTTCGATGGCGTAATTCATTCCTACCGAAGCGGGTGGAAGGGTGCCGCTGTTATCCCCGACCCTCCCGTAGAAGGGATTAAAGAGGTCATTGAACAACTCATAAGCGATGGTTTATGTGTGGTCATCTGTTCTTCTCGTGCGGAGTCCTTTGAAGGACAGGCGGCGATTGCTAAATGGCTGAAACACTACGGGTTCCCGATGGTGCAAATTCAAGCGAGAAAAGTTCCCTCCATCGTTCATGTCGATGACCGTACAATCTGTTTCGATGGCAGAGCAAACCACCTCTACGAACAGATTATCAACTTCAAACCTTGGTATGAAAGGGAGTCTGAAAGTGAAAATCGTTGAACCTTCTGTGGAGCTTATCAACGCTCCCGATTATAAGACCCTTCTGACCACCATCGAAGCCGCAGGGCGCACTTGCTACAAGTCCGAGGATAAAATCACGGACGGAAGTGCAGAGAAGTTCGTCCGGGGTATCATCAAGCGGGGTCACGAAGCTGTCATTGAGCATGGCTCTCTTACTGTCCGCTTCATCTGCGACCGGGGCGTGAGCCATGAGATCGTCCGTCACCGTCTGGCGGCGTTCTGTCAGGAGTCCACTCGATACTGCAACTACGGCAAGGAGGGCTTCGGCGGTGAGATCACCGTTATTCGTCCCTCGACCTTCGCCAAGACCGACTCGACCTACCACATCTGGAAGCGGTCGTGTGAACACGCTGAGGTCGCCTACTTTGATCTGCTGAATGAGGGTTGCACCCCGCAGGAAGCTCGATCTGTCCTTCCGAACAGCTTGAAGACCGAGGTGGTCATGACCGCTGACCTCAGAGAATGGCGTCATTTCTGCCGTATGCGCTGCCCCGTAGCGGCTCACCCCGATATGCGGGTCGTTGCCAATATGCTCCTGACCCTGCTGAAACAGACCTATCCTGTCTTCTTCGAGGACATTGAGGTATGAGGATTAAGAAAGCTGGCGGCAAGGTGTTCGGTGCGGTCTTAACTGCTGCCGAGAGAAAAGCGATGGACATGGAGATCAATCGTCAGATCGTGGAAGCCGACAGGCGCTACGCCGATGATATTGACGCTATGGTGCTTTACACCCTTCATGTTCACCTTGGTTTCGGCAAGAAACGCCTACGGAAGTTCTATGACGCTTTCTCCGCCGAGCATGACCGCCTTATTCAGTATTATCAAATGCCGGACGATTACACATGGCTCTGTAAAGAAATGTTGAAGCGTATCGGCGTTGATGTTGAAGCGTGGAACAAAGAAAGGAAAGAACCCGATGAAACTGAAAAGCATTGACGGCAAAGTGCCGTATATCATGGCTGCGGGAAAGGACTTCGTGAAAGATGAAATGTCGCTGGCGGCGGCAGAGCAGATTTGTTCCCATAGAACGCAGACCGCCAGCAAGCTCTTTCCCGATTTCCCCATCTGCGTAGATGACAAGTTCTATTTTGCTGGAACCTCGACAAAGCCCAAGTCCAGCAAGGCTAAGACCCCTTGCGAGGGCTGAGATTTTCGATCTTCCTGTGGTTCGTCACCGTTGTCGCTGTCCTCTGTCTGAAATTACCCACGGTTGAGGTTGAAGAACCTTCTCCCGTTGTCGAGGTGGTAGAGGTAGTCACCCCGGAGCCAGAGCCGGAGGTGACACCTCAGCCGTGGACAGACGAGGAAGTGATTGTGCTGGCGAAAATGCTATGGGGAGAAGCCAGAGGGGTCAGCTCTGACGCTGAGAAAGCGGCTTGTGTGTGGTGTGCGCTTAACCGTGTCGATCATGGCTACGGCGATATTATAACGGTCGTGACTACACCTAAACAATTTGTAGGATACAACAAGAAAAATCCGGTCGATGACGATTTGATTACTCTCTGTATAGATGTACTGACCCGCTGGTATGCAGAGAGAGAAGGTCAGGTTGAGGTCGGTCGTATCCTCCCTGCTGATTACCTGTGGTTCTCTGGCGATGGCGAAAGAAACCACTTTCGCAACGCCTACCGTGGCGGTGATAGATGGGACTGGTCTTTACCGAGTCCGTATGAAAGCTGAGGTAAACCTATGAGTAAAAAACTCAATTTAACCGATGTACGATTTGGAAAATTGGTCGGTATTAAACCTCGCCCTGACCTCACACACGACAGTAACATGGTGTGGGAGTTCAAATGTGACTGCGGTGCCGTTGTGTTTCGTGATACGGGTCACATCAAACAGTCTAAGTATCCGTCTTGCGGTTGTTTTAAGAAGGAAGCAATTTCCATAGCGAATGGAACCCATCATCAATCACACTCTCGCTTGTGGGACATTCATCGTGCGATGAAACAGCGTTGCCAAAATCCCAACAATACAGCTTATGAGCGATATGGCGGTAGAGGGATAACAGTGTGTGACGAATGGCAGCATTTTGAACCGTTCCGAGAGTGGGCGTTATCGAATGGCTATTCCGACAACTTGACTATCGACCGTATAGACAATGACCGGGGGTACTCTCCTGATAACTGTCGTTGGACTACACCGAAAGAGCAAGCAAATAATCGAAGACCACGAGGTAGTTACCATGTATGAGAGAATACCGCAGGAATTGAGAGAGAAACGTTGCTGGGTCAATGTATGGAACACCTCAAAAGTGCCCATGCAAAGTACCGTGCGAAAAGCTGCTTCATCGTCCGACCCGAATACATGGTCTACCTTTGAGGACGCGGTTTCCGCTGTCGAGCAGGGCGTGTATGACGGTATCGGCTATGTCTTTTGTGATGATAGGTTGGTAGGTATCGACATTGACGATGGCTTTACTGATGGGCTTCTAAACCCGCTGGCGGCTGACATTATCGCTCGTTGTCACTCCTACACGGAAAAGTCCCGAAGCGGGAGAGGGGTTCACATTCTTGTTCGTGGTGAACTGCCCTTCAAGGGCAAGAACAACCGTGCCGCTGTGGAGATTTACAAGAGCAATCGGTACTTCATCATGACCGGTAAGGTTTTGATCTTCTCCGAGATCGTTGAAAACCAGTCAGCGATTGACTATGTGATCGAGAAGTATTTTCCCGACACACCGAAGGAAAGTAGCTCAGGTACGATTACCCCTCAGCGTATCTATTCTCCCATCTATCGCCGCCCTGAAAACGGCAAGCTGCGTTTGAAGCCCGAATACCCGCCTATCACACAGGGAAGCCGAAACCTCAGCCTGACTTCTCTGGCGGGTCAGCTCCATAACCAAGGTTACACCAAAGCAGAGATTTACAAAGAACTGCTGTACGCCAACGCCCAAGCCTGCAAGCCTCCTCTCCCGCAGTCCGAGGTAGAGTTAGTTGTAAACTCTGTGACGAGGTATAGACGATGAATATTATTAAGTGTTGTTATGGTTGCCCTGACAGATACGCTGGCTGTCATGCGAAATGCGAGAAATACCAGCGTGAAAGAGAAGAACATGAGCGGCAGAAAGAGTTGGAGAAGCGCCAAAAGGCACAAGTGATGGACTACTATGACCGCTTCAAGTATTGGAGGTAATTATGAAACCATATCAGCGTGGCGATGTTGTCATCATTGATGTTCCCATGCTTGCCAACAGTCATATTCAGGCCGGTAAGCGTCCGTGGGTGATTGTGCAAAACAATGTCGGCAATCAGTTTTCCCCTACCATCCTTGTTGTTCCCCTGACCACTAAAATCAAGCGGCTGGAATTACCGACCCATGTGGCTGTCACTTGGAGTGCTTTACAGCCGAGCATGGCCGAGTGTGAACAGGTGCGTGTCGTAGATGTGTCCGATGATTGGGAGTACATCTGCACTCTGCCGCCTGAGATCATGCGTCATGTGGACACCGCTTTGAAGAACGCCTTCTTCTATGAAAGGGGTGTAGACGATGCTCCCGCCGCCGATGTGGCCCCGGTGGTACGCTGCAAGGACTGCCGATACTTCAAGCTGTATAAATGCCGAATGGGGTACAGCAGTCATGACGATTTCTGCTCCTACGGCGAACGGAAGGAAGGTGCGGAATGTTAATTTGCACTTGCCCTAACGAGCTGGAATTCCCCGTAATAGGATCAGATGTGGTGTGTTTGCCGTGGTGCGAATATCTGGAGGACGACAATGGCTGCGTATATGGCAAATGGAGGGAAAGTGATGGCGAATAAGGACGCAATGCTGGAAGCCTTGGAGGAGATCGAGAACGGTATGTGCCGCATTAAGGAGCGGCGAAGCATTTGGCAGAATAGTCTTGTATATGCGCTCTGTCAAGCGGTGCGGCTACTGCTGATAGATAAGATTAAAGAGGAGCGGAGGTGTAGATAATGACAAAACTCGAATATGACAGTTTGCAGATGGCGTTATCTGCCCTACTTGATGAAGAGCGGTTATATCGCAAGCGTCTAAGCGGTCGTGAACAAGACGGTTATAAGATGGGTGTCCGAGCTTGTAAAAGTGCACTTTCCAACTTTAATCCAAACGGAAAAGACAAAGGAGGTGAAATCCATGAGTGATGAAGTTATGACAGCTCCCGAAGAACAGGCTCTTTTCCAGCTTTCCAACGGTCGCTACATCATGGACGAAGCTCAGTCCCGTGTGATGTTTCAGATTAAGGAAGCACAGCCTGAGCATAGCCATCCAATCAGCGGTACGGGGTATTCGTGGGACGAGTCTGGCATGGCGGAGCTGTTTTCCGAGTGCTACAAGAATGATACCCGCTACTGCCCCGAAGCGAAAAGCTGGTTCACCTACTCCGAGGGTGCATGGCGTAAGGACACCGGCTCTCTGCTGGTAGCGGAGAAAATCAAAGAGTTCTGCCGCCTGATGGCTCTCTACTGCGGCGAGATTGCCAATGAAGAACGCCGCACCGAGTACATGAAATTCATCGTAAAGATGGGCGACCGGCGCTTCCGTGACCGGCTGATGAAAGACGCTGCCAGTGTACTTCCTATCGCTTCGGCGGAGTTTGACGCAAACCCCTACCTTATCAACTGCAAGAACGGCACTTTCGACCTCGAAAAGATGGAGTTCCGGGAGCATGACTGGCACGACTTCCTGACCATGCAGACCAACTTCAACTATACCTTGCAGGACGCACGGTGTCGCCGCTGGGAGAAGTTCGTTGCAGAGGTTACTTGTAATGATGAAGACAAGGCTGACTATCTGCAAAAGGCGCTGGGGTACTCCATGTTGGGTATGGCGAACGAGGAATGTATGTTCATTCTTCACGGCAAGACCACTCGCAACGGTAAGTCTACTATGCTCTCGGCAATTCACCACCTTCTCGGTGACTATGCGTCCGTGTCCCCCGTGTCGATCATCTGCAAGTCTGAGCGGAGCAAGAACGCCGAAGCCGCCAACCCCATGCTTGCGTCCCTGAAAGGTAAGCGGTTTGTCACGATGGCTGAGAGCAATCAGTATGGCAAGCTGGACGAGGAAACGATCAAGCAGCTCACGGGCGGCGAGGAAATCAAAGCCCGGAACCTCTATGAGACTGCTACAACCTTCCTGCCGCAGTTTACCCTTTGGCTCTCCTGCAACGATCTTCCCACCGTCAGCGATAAGTCCCTGTTCGCTTCCGACCGTGTGCGGGTCATTGAGTTCAACCGTCACTTCACCGAAGCGGAACAGGACAAGAACCTGAAAAATGAGTTTCAGACACAGGAAGCTATGCAGGGCATTTTCGCTTGGCTGGTCGCCGGGTACTTCAAGTACAAGCGTTTCGGTCTGAAAATGTCTCCCGCCATGAGGAAGGTGGTCAATCAGTACGAGCGTGACAACGACCTGTGCCTGCAATTCCTTGAAGAACGCTGTGAGCAGGCAGAAGGGGTCAACACCCGCTCTAAGTCCCTGTTTGACGCTTACAAGATTTGGTGCAAGTCCAACGGATACTTCGCCTGTTCCGCCAAGCGGTTCAATGCCGACATGGAAACGCACCCTGAGTGGCACGGCGGTAAGGTTGTGTATCAGGGCTACCCCGTCTACAAGAACCTCAGACTGAAAGGAGCGTCCTGATATGCCTGAATTGAAACTCTGCCCCTTTTGCGGAGGCAAAGCGATTGTCGAGGGGCATCATAACCGCTTTGTGGAATGGAAGGCGCTCGGCGTTGCCGCCGCACTCACGGCCTGCATCGCCATGACCGGATGCGCTGGCACGGGGCTAGGGCGAGACTACAGCCCCAAATATCCGGTATTGCGATACCGGAACAGCGAGTACAATATGGACCCCTATAACCGGGAAATTCCGGTGCAGAACGGATACATACTCGATGAAGGAAACTCCTACGAGGTAGTGGAGACGGACAGCGGGTATGATCTGGTGCTGCATTTTGTGAAGGGAGACAACGAGAATGGCTGACCTAAAATCATGCCCGTTCTGCGGCGGGCGCCCCGTCCGGGAATGTTTGTCGGACGGCAAAGAGTACATTATATGCTCAAACGCAAATTGTCCGTGCCAACCAATGACCGCGGCATACCAATCTAAAGGTGCGGCGGCAAGGGCGTGGAACAGGAGGGCTGACAATGACAGCAACCAATGAAGAACTCGCCCTGTTGGAAAAGTGGAAGCGAAAACTCTGCTTGCAGGAGTGGCGGATAAAGTTACTGACCCACCTTCACCCGGAAGAAATGATGGTGCGTAATACCGCAGGCTGTACCGAGTGGTCAGAAGCAATTAAGACCGCTCGTATTGAGATCATCAATCCCGCCTGCTACGGCGACCGCATTGTGCCGTTCGATTTTGAAAAGACGCTGGTACATGAGCTGCTACACCTGAAATTCTCCTTCTGGTGTCAGAACGAAGATGATATTGGGGATAGAGTCATGCACCAGATGATTGACGATCTCGCAAGAGCTTTGACGGAAGGGGACAGCGATGATGAAGCCTGAATACTGCCCCGACTATGTGGGCGTTGCCTGCGTTGATGGCACTTGCCCTGTTGCCAACTGTGAAGAATACGCTGAGCGGTGTATGCCTGTCATTTCATGTTGCCGGGACTGCTTCTATTATAAGGGCTGTGAAGACTGTGCAATCTCTGACGATTGTGACCGAATGGAGGATAAACATGAGTAAAAAGTGTGTATGCGGTAACGAAATGTTCACCGTCTTCATGTGTCGTAAGTGCGAACACCTTCTGTATGTCGAGGAAGACGAGAACTTTCCTCGGAAACTCGGAAAAATTGCCGCTAAAGCCTGCCCCTGTTGCGGTGAACAGGACGAGGGACTGTGGAGACTTCTCGGCAGAGCAGAAGGGTTCGAGGGAACGATTTTCGTGGAGGAACAGGACGATGAATAATGACGCTGTGAGAGAGCTTCTGAACGCCGTTGGTGCTTTGGCTGAAATGTCTTTGAATTTTTACAGGGCTTTACTCAATGCCGGTGCGACCAAAGAAGAAGCCTTTGTGCTGTTGCGGTCGTTCATCTCTGCTACCATTCACGGCAACAAGGAGGAAAGTGATGAAGACTGAGAAAAAGAACCTCCGCCGTATTTCCATCGTAGTCACGGCACAGACCAAGGGCAACCTTGAACGGCTGGCGGCGGTCTGCGGCTACTCGGAGATCGGTCGGGTGGTTGACAAGCTCACTCGTGAAAAGATGATCTCCCTCCATGACTTTGAAAGAAAGGAGAAGTACCATGAATGATGTAATGGAGCAAATCAAAACGCTTTCTGCCACCTTGGACGAGGAAACCACCCGCTTTCACCCTACTGGCAGACTGCTGTTACTGGGTTCCTACGAGAGCGTATTTCTGAAATCGGTCAAGCGCAAGGCCGATCTGTTGGGTATTGACTGTGACCTCACTCAATACCCCTGCCCTCCGTACAAGGCCGTGGTAGTGGACAGAGAAACCGTCCCGTCTGACATTAAGCTCACCGCCGAGGTTGACATTGACCACTCCTACTCACAGGGAATGTCATCGGTGTCTCAGGCGACTTTGGCGCTCCTGCTGGCATTGGACTTGGTTTACGCTAAGGATATTACCATTGTAGGCCGGGGTCATGCCGTTCAGAACTTGGCAAAGTACCTCACCCTCGATAACGCAACTGTGACGGTGGCACACTCCAAAACCAAGAGTCTCTTGCAGGCCACAATGAACCGTGATGTGGTGATCTACGCCACGTCGACTATCACGAAGGACATTTCCTACAACACCCGTGATCTGGTCATCGACCTCGGCAACAGTGTTCCTTTCCCAGACTGGTTCAACTGTCCCTATGTGAACAGGATTGGTCAGCTCACCGTGAGCGTGTTGCTCAACCGCTTTGCGAGAAAGGAGCATAGAGCATGAGTGACATTCTGACAACTATCGCCGCCGTTGAATGGATTGTTGTAGGCGGTCTATTCCTCTGGCGACTGCGCCACTGGAACCGCCGCTTTTCAGAACTCTATGACGAGCTGCGAAAGGAGATCGACCATGAATAAGGAAGACGCTCGCATCGTTGTGGCGATGGCAAACCATAGCATGAATATTGGTGAAGTCTCTCGTAAACTTTTCATGCACAGGAACACCGTGACCTATCATCTGGACAAGGTGAAGCGGCAGACCGGGTTAGACCCTCGGCGGTTCTATGATTTGGTCGAGCTGGTGAAGATAGCTCAGGAGGTGTTGGAAAGTGGGTCTTGATATTACGGTCATGGAACGTAAAGATGTCCGTTGCCCTCATTGTGGTGAGGTCATCACCACGGTAGATGTTGCCAGCACCAATAGCGGTGGTCGGCTTTGGTACGACTTTCTGGAAAAGCTCGGTTATTATATTCCCTATGAAAAGCGTACCAAGGAAAACGACTGGTACGGCAAGGACATGGTTCTTGACAACGAGCAGGCAAAGCAGCTTGTAGACTACGCCGTGAAGAAAGAGGTCTACAACTGGGACGGCGTGGAGTGGATTGTAACGGAAGCGCTCGTTCACGGAAACAAGGTGGTTATTAACGCCGACTGGTAGTTAGGTGACAAAGGTGATAAAGGTGAGTGTTTTTGCAAAGACTTTTTTCAAATTGGCGTGTTTTGAAAAATTGTTTTTCGTATTTTAGGTGAGTTAGGTGAGTAATCAGGCATAAATGCCTATAACTCTCTCTTATACGCGCGTATATAGAAATAGTTATAGGGAAATGCACCCGATTACTCACCTTTATCACCTTGGCGACTTTGAAAGGAGAAAACGACTATGGCAAATGAAATTGTGAAAAAGCGAACTCGGCCTGATCGTAAGGAAGCCATGAGCGTCCATACAGAGCCGGGTGACAATAGAAAATATCTGGAACATTCGATGGTCATGCTGGACTGGCCTGATGTGAATGTGAGAGAGCCTGAACAGGTCAAAGAGCGTATGGGAATGTACTTTGCTCTGTGCGCTCAGGACGATATGAAGCCCTCTGTTGCTGGTATGGCATTGGCTTTTGGAGTTGATAGAAAGACGATATGGGCATGGGCAAATGGAGTGGATAGTAAGACGCTACCCACCGAGAGCCGTAACTTAATTAAAAAGGCGTATCAACTTTTGAACGCTCAGATGGAAAGTTATATGCAGAACGGGAAGATCAATCCGGTCGCCGGTATCTTCCTGATGAAGAACAACATGGGCTATGCGGACAAGCAGGAGGTCGTGTTGACACCCAATCAGCAGCTCGGAGATCAGGTTCCCGCTGAGGACTTGGAGAAGAAGTATCTCGAAGATGTGGTGGGTGCGTCCAGCGACTATGACTCGGAGGACTGAGCGACTTTTGCGACTATGGCTTACGACTATGCCGAGCGACTTTGCGACTTTCGCCCGAACGACTTTGCGACTTTCCGGCGAGGGTCTGCGACTATGACAGAGCTGCCGATCTCCCGCTCCGGGGTCGGCGGCTTTTTCTTTCCCGGCAGGCGGGGCGGCGGGTGCTGGTGGGCGCTGCCGGGGTTCGGCCTGATCGGCGTTTTTCTTTTCCTTTTTATATGTATAGTGCGGAAAAGTGTAGTTTTTCAGACGGTTGCAAGCGTCAATAAAAAACTTGATAAAATATCAATAAAACACTTGACAATCAATAAAACACTTGATATACTCTAATCATCAATAAAACACTTGATAACAATTGATGAAGGGAGTTTTAACAATGCTGAGAACCAATAGCAAGAAAGCCGCCGAAAACATCCGGGTGTATATCATGGGTAATTTCACGCCGGAAGGGTACACGGACAACCAGCCGCAGAAGTTCCCCGAAATCGCCGCTTTTATCCTCGACACATTTAGAAGTGAAAAATATGGGTGTCCGCAAGATGTCCGCTATTATCACGGCAGCGAAGCCGCCGCTTTTGCTGACTGGTGCGCCGGTCTGCCGTCTGTCCTCGATACCTTGTATTTTTACAATCGTTCGGCGGTTGATGACCTCGGCGCAATCCTCGAAGAAACAGAGCAGGAAAAAACCCGGTACACCGAGCAGCAGGCCGAACAGCTTTTAACAAGCCTGATTTACAGAGAATTACAGAAGGGAGAGCGGAAAGCATGAGAAAGTACAAATTAAAAGAGCTGCGGGAGCTTGTGCGGCTCGGAGTGGCGGAAGATTACACCAATAAGCCGAGCGAGTATATTTACACGCTGCGCAGGCTTGAAAAGGTGGGCTATTCTACGGGCGTTTACGGTATCAATGGCGGATTGGTCGAAGATACCGAAACCGGGCAGTTATACGCCATTATTGGGCGTTGCTCTAATCTGTTTATTTTATTTTAAGGGGGATTGCATCATGGTTAAACGTGATAATTGCAAAAATTGCGTGAGTCGCTGCGAACACGCCGGGAAAGATCGGGAATTTATTTATTCCGGTGAAAAGTCCTGCAAAGTGCTTTATGCGCCTGAGAGAGTAACGAAAGCGGCGGCGGATTTTGTAGGGGCTATAAAGCTCATAGCCACCAAGCCGGA